CCCAGTTCATGTAGTCAGGGACACTGTAGAGTATTCCCAGATCCTGACAAACTCTAGTCACTACAACTTTGAATTCATCTAGACTGGGCTCCACTGTGTTCTCCTCAACCTCACGATATTTCCTTCCATGCCAACACAAAGAGTCCAATAAAGCTGCATCAGTGTCTGGCGGAGCCACATACTGTTCAGCAGGATTTCTTCCCAAGACGTTCACGATTTCATTCCAACGTTTAGCCACTTCAGGATTCAAAGCGTCAAGACTACCTAACTTGCTACTTCCTGTGTAGGGACAAGTTTTCTCAACTTCTCCAGTTCCAGGTGCAGTTTGGTTTGTCTCTCCTCTTCCTTGGCACGTCTCTCCTTGGCTTTTGCCCTTTTCAGAGCACTTTTCGAACTTATCGTCAAGTACTTCTTCGAAGACGCCAAGACATTGACACTTGCCAGTTCCTTTTCCAGTTGGCTTTTCTTCTCCAGCAGACTCTGCCGATACAGCACATCCGCCTGAGACTCCTCTTTCTGCTTCTCGCGTTGTTGTTGATTTTCCTCGCGAATCTCCTTCAGTTGCTTTTTCAAGCTCTGGATTTGATCCTCGAGTAGAGACGTATCGCGTACCGGGACCTTGGGACGAACTGACTCTTTCGCTCTTTCGCTCTGAATGGCTATGAGCTTGTCTCTCAGTTCTTGTGCCTGGTCTCCCAGGCGCTTCTGAAAAACCGAGTCGAGTTCCTCTATGGTCTCAGCTTCGCCTCCTTCTCCCAAAATCTTCTTGACAACTTGAGCTTCAGTAGGATCCGATGGAATTTCCACGTTTTTCATCTTGAGTACCTGATCCTCATAACTCACGGCGCCTTCAGGGGACTGAAACAGCTCATCGCCCAAAATATTTAGGTCCAAAGCTTCGTCCTCTTCCACCACTGTAAATTTTCCCCCAGGTAAACACACCGCCACTTCTCCCACTAGCCCAGGAACCCGTCGATAGTCCAGACCTCGCTTCCTACGCTTTACGAGGTCCAGCAGGTAATCCTCAGTTGACTCGCCGTGACTAGTTATCGCTTGGATATAAGTCGCTGCGTAACCGTGGTTCACCAAACCACCACCAATATGAAGACCTGCCAGCTTGTCACCCACGTAGTACCCGCATCCAGACATACCGCGCCGGGTTGAACCCCCGTAATGCAGCATACCAAAAGACGCTGGCTCCACGTAGCCAAATGAACGGTGTCCTTGTAGTCGCACAATCTCTTTATCCAATAAAGG